TTAAAAGTTATTGTGATCCTGCGCTCTGCACCTTGGCTAAGTTTGGTATAGGTCAGGACGCACCCGATGCACCGCAGGTCGGTGGACTGACAATCATGCTGTCCGAGCCACGTTTGTATTTTATGGATGTAAACGGTACACGTATCCAACTAACAACGGAGCAGCTACAGAACCAGACGCTCTGGCAACGTGCTTGTATGGAGCAGTGCATGTTTATGCCTCCAACCACCAAGCCACAGAAGTGGCAGCAGATGGTCAACAACCTGATGAGTCAGGCTACTTACATAGACGTGCCCGAGGAACTCACGATAACAGGGCAGTTCAAAGATCTGTTGGAAGCGTATTGCACCAGTCACATTCGAGCCATGGCTCCAGAAGAAATACTTATGAACAAACCATGGACCGACGGTGGTGTCACCAAGTTTAAATTAGAAGGGCTGCTCGAGTTTCTGCATAACAGAAGGTTTGCCATAACGAGCCGTGGACAGATAACCCAGATGATACGAGATCTCGGGGGCGATGCCACGAAACAATATATAACCAAGCGAGGACCAAAGGGTGAAAAGAAAACTCAGGTTCGTTGTTGGTTTGTCCCTGCGTTTGAGGAAGAAGAAATAGAATTACCTGTAAAGGAGTACAGCAATGACATCCCATTCTAATCGACTGCTGCGGGTGGGTGAGGTAGCCGAGATGCTAGGTGTATCAAAATCCTACATATATAAACTGTCGCAGACCGGAGACTTTCCGAAGCCCATCGTTCTGGGTGACGAAACAAACAGAAGATCCTCGAGCCGTTGGGTTCTGACCGAGATCGAAGACTGGGTAAACACAAGACCAAGGGGTAAAGAGTATGATACCGAAAGCTAAATTAATTCTTGGACCGCCAGGATGCGGCAAAACCTACCGTCTAATAGAGGAGATCCGCAAGGCTCTGTCAAAAGGAACACACCCATCACGCATAGCCGTGATCTCTTTCACACGGAAGGCCATCGAAGAAATGGTTACTCGAGCCTGTGAAGAGTTCGACTTGGAACCAAAAGACTTTCCATACATGAGAACATCTCATTCGTTTGGGTTTCGAGCTTTAGGCTTGCAGCCGCAAGACATTATGAAGAAGGATGACTACGACAACATAGGAGAAACCGTAGGACTAACCTTCGAAGGTAAACTATCAGACTCTCTCGAGGACGGAATGTCTCTGCCTTCCTTGGGTGGGTCAGGGTCAGACTACCTACAAATGATAGGAAGATCTCGTTTACGCATGGTTACGTTGGACAAAGAGTTCAACGACACGTCTGATCGGACGCTGCACTTCCCCAAGTTGGTGCAATTACACGAGCAGATTGAGCAGTATAAACAAGCCATAAACAAATACGACTATGTGGACATGATCGACAAGTACATACAGGTGGGTGACGTGCCAAAACTTGACTACCTGTTTATAGATGAGGCCCAAGACTTTACCCCATTGCAGTGGGAGATGGCTATTAAGATAGCAAGCGAGTCGGAAAATGTGTTCATCGCAGGGGATGATGACCAAGCTATCCACAGATGGACAGGTGTAGACGTGGAACTATTCAAGGAATGCTCCAAGGATATAGATGTTTTGGATCAGTCATACAGAATACCAAGGTCCGTGCATAAACTAGCGAGGGTCATTGCAGGTAGGATCGAGGATCGACACACCAAGATATTCAAACCAAGAGAGGAAGAGGGCTTGGTCGAGTGGATCAACCACCTTGATGAGACGCCGCTGCACGAGGGATCGTGGACACTCATGGCAAGAACAAACGGCTACGTTCATGACATGGCAAAAAGAATTAAGAACATGGGGTTCAAGTACTCAATCAAAGGTAGGCCCAGTATCTCGGACAAACTGGTGGCAAACCTGTTTACTTGGGAGGATCTGTGTCAGGACAAGAAGGTCGGGCTACAAAGGATCAAGGATCTGTATTCGTCTGTACCAAAGCAGGGGCAGAATGCTGTGGTCAAACGTGGGTTTACGCAGAGGTTGGATGCGTTGGCACCAGATGCAGAGTTAACGATGGATGAATTACAAAAAGAATACGGTTTACTGGTGGGCGCAGAGCAGAGCGGCTACGAGGTGTTGCGTGTAAGCAGGGTAGAGCAGGATTACATTGCAGCAATGATGAGGAGGGGGGACGATCTACTGTCTGCTCCTCGCATAAAGTTGTCTACCTTCCATGCTATGAAGGGTGGAGAAGATGACAACTGTTTGGTATACTTAGGGTCTACCAAGTCTGCCTGTGAAAGCAGGTTTCAAGACGACGAGCACAGGGCGTTTTATGTTGGGATAACCCGAGCACGTAATTCTCTGTACATATTACAATCAACAAACAATTACAGGTACATGATATGAGATGTTTATATTGCGGAGAGCAGATGATTCAGGGTGGTGATCATGACTCGGACGAGGAGGGGTTCATTATGGTATCGAACTTCTCCTGTCCGAAGTGCGGTTCATTTGCTTTGTTCTATTTTCCAAATGATGAAGAGGAGCAAACAATCCAATGAAACGTCAAAAGGTTTTGGAGACAGCAGCAAAACTAATCCATGGTGACAGGGCCAAGGACTACGGTGATGCGTACAAAAACCATCAACGCATAGCCGATGGATGGAATATAATAATAGAAGGAGCCATAGAAAAGCATGGTGAAATAACTCCGGCCCACGTCACGCTGATGATGGACTGGGTAAAAACGAGCAGACTAATAGAAACAATAGACCACGAAGATTCGTGGATCGACAAAGCAGGATACACCGCCTTGGGTGCGGAGTTCATTGAGGAGAAATAATATGCAGGTAAACCTGTTTGGTAGTGCATTGCACCATCAGATCAAAGGAGAGTTAGATCTAATAGATCAGGACTGGAACATACCGCCAGAGTACCCAGATCTGACAGGCTACAAAGATGTGGCTGTGGATCTCGAGACCTATGATCCTAACATTAAAACACTGGGGCCAGGATGGGCACGTAAGGACGGACACATCATCGGCATAGCTGTGGCAGCAGGGGAATACAAAGGATACTTCCCGATACGCCACGAGAACTCACACAATCTAGATCCGAAGTTCACACTCAAGTGGCTGAAGAAACAGATGGCTGTGCCTGACATGAACGTAATCATGCACAACGCAACCTACGATGCAGGATGGATGAGAGCCGAGGGCATAGAAATACAGGGCAGGATCATTGACACGATGATTACTGGCGCATTGGTGGACGAGAACCGTTGGTCCTTTGGTCTTGATGCGATGGCTCGAGACTACGTGCAGCTTCGAAAGGATGAGAAACTCCTACAGGCAGCAGCCAAGGAGTGGGGCGTAGATCCAAAGGCCGAGATGTACAAGCTACCACCCAAGTATGTAGGAGCTTATGCAGAGCAGGACGCGGTTGCCACTCTCAAATTATGGGAGGCACTAAAGGTTAAGCTAGAGAAAGAAGAACTCTGGCACATCTGGAATATAGAAACAGATCTCATACGTTGCATGTTGGACATGAGATCCAATGGTGTACGTGTCGATCTGGACAAGGCTGAGATCAATAAGAAAATAATCAAAGAGAAGACGGTTATTTTACGAGACTACCTCAACCGTGAAGCAGGTATGGAGGTGGACATCTGGGCCTCTGCTTCGATAGCCAAAATGTTTGATGAACTAAACATGGAGTATTTTACTACGGATAAAGGTGCGCCATCGTTTACCAAAGCCTTTCTAAACGACCACCCTGCCAAAGTCTGTCAGGCTCTGGTTAAGCTGCGTGAGTTAGACAAGGCAGACGCCACGTTCATCGATAGTATACTGCGCCACGAACACAACGGACGGATACACACAGAGCTACACTCCACGCGGAGAGATGAAGGAGGCACGGTTACCGGACGCTTCTCATCATCCAACCCAAATCTACAGCAGATTCCCGCTCGAGATCCCGACATCAAGAAGATGATCCGTGGTTTGTTTATACCAGAAGAGGGTTGCCAGTGGGGATCGTTCGACTATTCGAGCCAAGAGCCAAGATTACTGGTACACTTTGCAGCCTCCGTGCCTGTTGGATTGAGACACTCTGTGGTCGACAACATTGTAGACGAGTTCAACACAGGAGATGTAGATCTCCACCAGATGGTGGCAGACCTAGCAGGGATTACTCGTAAGCAAGCCAAGACTGTGAACCTCGGCATCATGTATGGCATGGGCGTGGCTAAGTTGGCAGATCAACTTGGTATACCTGCGGATGACGCGAAGAGTTTGATCCGACAACACAGGGACAAGGTGCCGTTTGTTAAAGGTCTTGCAGATCTGGCTACCAAACAGGCATCGGACAATGGTCAGATACGCACTCTCCTGGGCCGTAAGTGCAGGTTTCCCCTTTGGGAGCCTCTTACCTTCGGAGTAGGCAAACCCCTACCTCACGATGAAGCACAGAAGGAGTACGGCAAACAGATCAAACGAGCCTTCACATACAAGGCGTTGAACAGATTGATTCAAGGGTCAGCAGCCGACCAAACAAAGAAAGCGATGCTTGATTGTTACAACGAGGGACTTACTCCTATGCTTACGGTGCATGATGAGTTATGCTTCAACATAGAAGATGAAGCCCAAGTCGGAAAAATAAAAGAACTAATGGAAACAGGTGTACCTCTCAAGGTGCCCTCTAAAATTGACGTAGATATTCAACCAGATTGGGGAGAAGTAGAATGATAGATCCAAACATGAAGACACTTGGACTAAGAGAAATGCATCCAATGCAGGTAAAATGCCTGATGGATTTTGTTGGCACGACCATAGAGTTGGCTGCTGAAACAGGAGATGAAAAAACTTTACGAGATGTAGAGGCGTCTGCTGACGAACTTATACAACTGCTAGGAGGCAGGGGTGTAAAAGTAGAAGTGGAAGAAGACTAGTCGCTACGTCTTTGTATTTCTAGGTTGGCACTCTGCGAAGCAGGGTCACCGAAGACACTTGGGGCGATGGTCTGCGCTCTCTCTACAAACCCTTCTGTTAGATTACCTGCTGTGTTTCTGACTTGAGCCAAGGTGTTTCTAACTGGGGTTGTGATAGCCTGTGGAAAAGATACCTCGGCCTGTGGCTGTTCTACTTCAGGAGTAGTTACTACGGGTGTAGCCTCGGCTACCCTACGTGCTCGATCCGCACGACGCTCTGCAAGTCTGGCATCTCTTTCTTCTTTTGCTACCAATGGCTGTAGCTTTTCAAACCTACGTTCGTTGGACAACCTATTTAGTTCTGCCCAAGGACGTTCTTTGATTAGAAATTGTTTGTCTTCGTTACGCATTTCCATCATGACTTCTCTGATAAGTTCCTTGGATGCTAGACCGGGCCAGAATTCTCCACGCATGATTACATTGATTTCTGCTCCACCCATACCCGATTCTGTGAGACCTTTGCGTATGGATGCGTCACTCGCACCCATGGCTCGAGCAGCTTCAATCTTGTAGTACAATTTGCTTTGCTCACGATACAAGTTATCGAGGTACGTGGACCATCCTTCTATGACCTCTGGTATGGTTGCATCTGCACGTTTGATTTCTCTGTTGGCAGACCCTTTGGCAGAGGATCTGAGTGGGAGATACTCACCACCTTGAAACTGAAAGTCAGTTCTAGTGTTAACGTTAATAGGTGTAAGACCTGTAACAACTCGAGCAAGTTCTTCGTTAATTGCGTACTCTTGACCACGAGTGCCCGGTAGATCTGTCATGGCTCGAAGCAATCTACCCTCTTGAAACTTACCAGATCGTTCTTCCTGGAACATACGACCATAGCCTGGAATGTATGTGCCAGCTACGTGAACAAAACTCTTTTGCATCTTAGTTCCAAAGTCATCTGCGCTTGCATAGACTCTTGCACCCGTTTGTGTTTCTCCATCTCGACCAATCCAAGACTGTGGCA